AATATAGACAAGCAGGAATGGATTGATAAGTTTGGTTCCCTAGCTGATGGTTCATTAGTTGATTTTGAAATTGAGGAACCAGAGGATGTAGGTATTCTCCGTACAGAGTATATGCAGTTCTGTAATGAGAGAGCTCTACACTTCAATGAGTATGAAGAAGACAAGAGAGTTGAACTTCAGAATCGTTGGGGAAGAGTTCTACGTGTAGCAGGTGAATTAGCTGTATTAGATGCTCTAGATGATATGGATGATTTCTATCCAGTAATCTCAAGAGATAATCTATTAGAAGCTATATTCTATATCGAAGAGGCTGCCGAAGCATTCTATAAGCTTTTAGTTAAGGAACCAATCTATGCTAAGACAGTTAAGTACCTAGCATCTGTAGCATCTAATGGTGCAGAAGATGTATATAAGGGACATGATGAATTAGCAGAAGTAATTCCAGGCTATAAAGTTTCAGGAACTTGGATTAAGACTAATACTCAGATGGCTAAATCATGGGGATTGACCCATGGATATTTAGTTACATCTAAATTTGATGGAAACATTGAATTTCTAGGAGCCAAACTCTTAAACAAGACAAGTCTAGATGCAATTAAAGTATCTGTAAGTGATAAGGTAGGAACTAACTATCAGAATGCTAGATTACCTTTCACCGGAGAGAAATCTTCTATTGAACAGCTATGTAAAGCAGATAGTAATGGTGATGAAGGATGTTTACACTTCATTAATCATTTCTCTGCAGATGGCAGAAGAAGAGAGGATTCTCTAATGCAGGGCTTTAACTGTATTGTTCTAGACTGTGATGGTGATTGTTCCATCAAGAGTATGGAATCACTCCTAGAGGGTATTACTTATATGCTCTATACAACCAAACGTCATCAGACTGCAGAAGGAGATTTCAAGGATAGATTCCGTGTAATTATTCCTATTAATTATGAACTGTATATGGATGCAGAGAATTATAAGGAATTTATGCAGACTATCATTGGATTATTCCCATTTGCAATTGATGATGCAGTTTGTCAGAGAGCACATAAGTGGCAGACTAATCCAAAGGCACAGGTATTTATCCATGTAGCCATGAATAAGGATAAGGAAAATCCAGAACCTATTCTATTTGATGTTTTACCTTATATTCCTCATTCCAAAAAATGTGATGAGAGAGAATCCGAATTAAAGGGAAATAAGGCCATTAAGGACTTAGATAAACTTGAAATGTGGATTTATCAGAGTATTAAGGCAACATCAGGTACAGGTGAAAGAAATAAACACTTATTCCGTTATGGTATGGCTCTTCGTGATGGAGGTAACTCCATGGAAGCAATTACCAGACACATGAGACATTTAAATAGTGCTTTAGATAACCCACTACCAGATGATGAAGTTAAAAATATTATTGAAAGTATTGCAAGGAGATAATTAATGTCTGACGTTAATCAGAAAATGTTGTTAATTACAGGAAGTGCTACAGCAGGTAAATCATATTCTTTAAGAAACATTAGAAACAAGGAGAAATGGATTTACCTCTGTACTGAGAATAAGCCTCTACCTTTTAGTTCAAAGATTGGAACAGGTGGAAACTTTCTAGTCAAGAATTATACAGGTAGTCCTGAGAAGGTAGTACCATTACTGTTTGCTATTGGCAGCAAGAATGGTTCTATCAGTTCTTCTGACGGTACTCTATCATTGGACTTCAAAGACTGTGAGGGAGTTATTCTAGACAGTATCACTTTATGGGGTGAGGATTGGAGAAGTAAGTTTATTACTAATGCTCCAAAGGGAACCAATACCATGAAGATGTGGGGAACATATGCTGATACTGTTCAAGCACTGATTAAAGCATGTGCTCAGATGGATATCCCTGTAATTATCCTAGCTCACAGCTCAGAGATTACAGATGATATTACAGGTGAGAAGTATACTAAGGTTGTTATGAAGGGTTCTACTGACACTAATGGCCTTGAAGCATACTTCACAACTGTGATGGGTGCAACTGTAATGACCTTAGAGGGTGAGCAGGAATTACCTAATAACCCTTGGTTCACAGTTACAGACCGTGAGAAGAAAAAGAAGAAGAAGCATGTCTTTCAGACTGAAGCTAGTCCATCTCAGCCAAAGAGTAAGTTGAGATGTCCTGACTTCATGTTTGAGGATGAGCTTTACATTGATAATGATGCCCAGCTTGTTATGGACAAAATTATTGAGTATTTTGGTTTATAATGTGTTTTTATTTTGTATTTTTTTAACTCTTTAAAGGAGAATTTATTATGTCATTTTTAAGCGATATGGGTAAGATGATTGAGAACGAGAACGTAGCAGAGACTAAGGATTTCTTAGGTAGTTTCAAGCCTTTGGAGTCAGGAATATATGAGGCTGAAGTTAAGGGTGTATACCTTCAGAAGTCTCAGAATAATCCTTCTAGACGTGCTACTGTAGTCCTAGATGTAGAGGGCCGTGAGGTATCTACTACATTCTTTATCATCGGTCAGGATGGTACTCCATTCAACAAGAAGCTGAATAAGGAAGGCAAGAAGACCTTATGCAGAGGTTGGAATGAGGTATCAGGCTTATGCACTCTAACCACCGGCAAGACACTAGATAAGATGGTTCCAGGCCAGATTACTCTAGAGGTCTATGACTTTGATGCTAAGAAGCGTGTTAACAAGCCTTTTGATGGCTTCCCTGAGTTAAAGGGTAAGAAGATTAAGGTTGCTATTGTTAAACAGCTTGTAGATAAGAAGCAGAAGGGTGCTAATGGTGATTGGGAAGTTGTTGGTACTCGTGAAGAGAATGCTGCAGAGCATTTCTATAATGCAGAAACCAATCAGTCTGTATATGAGCTGAAGCATCAGATTAATCCTGAAGCTATGGCAGATTGGGAAAACAACAACAAAGGACAGGTTAAGGATAACCGTTCTGATGAGAACCCAGATAAGCCAGGTAATACTGCTCAGGCAGGCGTAAATGGTTGGGGAGCACCTAATCAGTCAGTAGCAAACCCTGATAATGACCCACAGAATACCTCTTCAGAGTGGTAATCTGATATTTAAACACAGCAGAGCCCCTTAATTGGGGCTTTTATATTGCTGCCTAATTTAGTTTTAAGGAAGGAAATAAAATGAATTTTAAATTAGTTGTAGAAGTAACTTATGAAGAATTAGTAAAGAATTATGCCGAAGCAGTCAAGACTGAATTAGGCAGAGATGTAGAAGTTAAGTGCATTAATGCACCTATCTCTGTAGGTAAGGTTCAGTCAACTGAAGAGACTGCAGATAATACCCCTGTAGAAACTCCTAAGAAGACAGCTCCTAAGAAGAGAACTCAGGCCAAGAAGAAGGAACCAGACGTTTCTGAGACAGAAGTTACTAAGCCATGGGTAGATAATCCAGAGTATATTTCATTAAAGGAACAGCTACAGGATGTCCTAGATAAGATGGACAAGGAGAAGAACTGTTTCACTCCTGAGTATGAAAAACTTTCAAAGAAGATGGATGAATTAAATATTGCAATTACTTCAATTATTGATTCATACAAGAGTGAAGAGTCTTTAGCAAAACTACATACTGAGATGTTTGAAGCAGATAAATTAGAGAATATTCCAACTGATAATACAGACTCAGAGAGTGAAGAAGAAACTACTCCAACTGCTATCCCTGAAAGAAATAGAGAGATTCCTGCTGATGAGGTAGCTCCATGGGAAGACAAGAAGGAGGAAGAAAAGCCTAAGAGCTTAGATGAACTTTTTCCACATAGAAACGACCCTTCTGCACCTGGCCTATTCAGCCAATTTGCAAGGAAGGATAGTGAATAGAACTGAGAAATTAAATAGACAGAGGGTATTGTGGGAGGAAAGTATTGGCTTCTTACGTGCCCTTAATAAAATTAGCCTCGGCATTACCGATTCGCTCGATAGTGAAAGAAGTAATGAACCAGAGGAACCACACAAAGAAGAAGAATCATCAGAGAGAGATGAAGATGACACCGGAAAACTATTTCAAGTTACTGGAGAATCTAAGTCTAGCTCATTTAAATCAGGTAATTTCCGGAGAAGAATTTCTGAAGAAACTCTTAGAAGTCTTAAGCAAGAACAGGTACGATTATTAATACAAACTCTTCCCTTAATTGACTTACAATCTGATTATATGAGGATTACTCTTGATAAGATTAA